CAGATTACGCCAGGTCTTACTCTCAGACACGGCAGCAACCGCTATTGGATAAGCATAAGGCGCTTTACCAGCATCGATGAAAAACCGTGCCAGCGTTGTCCAGGCTTCATGGTTCGCTGGATCTTGCGACAATACTTTTAATAAGCCTTGTCCGGCAAACTCCAGATCGCCATATTCAATTGCGGTATCGCAATCTTGTAATAGCTCAGACACGCCCCGTCCCTGTGCGTAAATAAGCCCAGTCGCGGTTATTCAACAGCTTTTTGATGGCGGGCAAATGGTCTCTGTTGTAGATGTCGACGCCTAGCTCTTTTTTCCATTTCAGAATGACCGAGTTTGGCACCGAGGCTGCATGCCACCAATTGTTTTTGATCCCACGTTGTGAGACCTCATTCAACCCCATCGCACCGCCTTGGCCTTGATTTCTAGCCGCTTTGTTGGCGTTTAAAATAGGCTCAACGTCCTGCACTTCAGCAATCGTTGTGATCTTAGTATTGTGATCGTATTCATGCCAGGACTGCGTGCCAGTTACAGGATCGTAATCTAATAAACGCTTCATTTAAGCGTGCCGTTTGGAGCCGCTGTTAAATGTCGCGTTCTTGCCCATTTGATTCATAGCACCTTTGACAAAATTGCCTGTCTTTTTCATGGCCTGATTGTTTGTTTTTGTGAAATTTTTCAAAGAATCTTTTTTGGATGCTGATTTCATATATCACCTCTTGTTAAAAGTAAGGGCGACCGAAGTCGCCCTTTTTGGGAGAAGCGAGTTGCCTCGCTGTAGTAGGGGATTACCTATGTAGTGGTATATATTTTCCCAGACGCTGATTCGTTCAGCGATGACAAAGTATATTCCGCCAATATCATGGAGCGATCCGAGTCACCAGTTTTACTCAGTGATTCAGTTTGGATCGGACGCAGAGAATTGACTTCCCAATAATCCATATCAAGCGCATAAACATTTGCCGCTGCCATGAATCGATTAGCTACAATTTGTAACTGCCCGAAGTCACTGATGTAAATATCAGCCGCACCGACAATTGAGCCTGGCGCTACTGGGCCATTAGGTTGCACATCTCGGAATTGAGTTCCGATACCTGCAAACGCTGAAGCTAGCTGCTTGTTTGCGCTTCCGCACATCACAACACCAGGATTACCGCCAGAGTTCCAAACGGCAGCAAGACAGGCTTTCAACTGAACTTCAGAGAAGGCTGCCGCAGTACCTGGAGTCGGAGCAGTAGCAGGAGCACCAGCCGTCGTTGGAGGTGTAGTGGTATCTGCACCTGACTGTGCCTGGTTGGTGGATAGCCAAGCGCCAATACCTGCGAGAGTTCTCGCTGTACCAGCCCCGCCAGCTGTTCCGATCTGGATGCCTGTTAAAGCCGTTTCCATATCGCGTTTCAGCTCTTTACCTGATTTTGAGATCTGATAACTCATCTCATCAGCTCGGCCAGCAGTGGCAACAGACTGTAA